TCATCGCAAGCGATTTTATGCGATGCCCTGAAACGGGAGCGATTGCCTGCACATTGAAGTGTGAACCACAGGTCTTTTGGATGACGCATTTTCACCACAGCGATTTGAGTGGTATAACCCTGACCCCAGAAGGATTTGACTGGGGTTTGCACGCATAGTGACCGAGCGATTTGACGGCCACCCCACAAAGGGAGCTCCATGGTTGGGCGATCGAAGCGTGGACTGGTGGGCGTCCACGCCCCTCCAACGTGCCCATTACCCCACCAGGCACGAGGGAACCAACCATGGCGGAAAACAATAATGTCACACAGTGTGTAATCGGCAAAATCACCGGTGGGCGCGATGATGCCCCTAACCAGCTCAAACCCCACCAAGCTGGCTCGGCACACTGTGAAAACATGGGGACAGACCGTGAATGTGAAGGCTGACCGTATTGGATGTCCCCGGTGGGCGGGTCATCCAAGCGCTTTGAGTCGTTACCCCACCAAAACCCGCGCGTTGTAAAATCAGTCAACCAATCAAAATGGAGTGTATGAAATCACGATCTGAGACCCGTTGAGCGAACCCTCGATGGCACACACATTGTATCCCGTAACACCATTGACCTTAGCCACATCAACAAATCCCCCATTGGCTTTAACCTTGACAAACCAAGTTTGCGAATAGCATTTCTTGTCTGTGATGTTGGCGTATTGGTTACACATGCCTATGTTCTGTTGGACTCCCCCCATCGATTGCTTGACACCAAGTAATTCGGTAGTGTTGGTGATGTTATCCTCAACCAAAGCAAACAATCCAGGAGTGTTGCTCGTTGGAGGTGTCGAAAAAGTGCAACTCCAGGTGATCGAATAAAACCCTGCGTCCCTGAAATAAAACTTGGCATAAGTATTGATGCACCAGGAAACAAAATAGTCCTGAGTGTCCGGGGGTTTGCCGGCATAAGCCAAAAGCGCCTTGCCCGTACCGGCGCCACCAGGACCGTAACCGGCAAACCCATTCAACGTGAGAGGGCCCTGGAATTGACTGCCGGTCGAACCCAACCCGAACATGCGGGTATCGACCAGACCAGCAGTTGTGTCGGTCGATCGCACGCCCCCGAGAGTGTAGCCAGAATCAGGGGCACGATACAAAATGGGTTCAATAAGTTCGACAGTGTAGTGGACCCAAAGTTCGCCAAGAGTGGTGCTGGCGGGAATGGTGGCGGGGGTCCCGGACAAGGCCAGAGTGAAGCGAATGGGGTCAGTGAACGGGGTGACCTCCATGGCCGCCGTGCGCACATTGAACCATTTGAAATTGTTGTCGCTGGCGGCGCACTCAACCCCACACACCGCGGAATTGCTGGGCTTGAAGCTGACGGCATGGGTGGCTGCCTCCATCTGCTGTTTGGTGCTCCAATTGGACTGATTAATATTGTACAACGGCGCCATGATGACGGAACCAAGTCCGACATTGGCACTATAGTCAGAGGACATGGTGCGATATTCAAACAGCAATTGAGTGAACCGATACTTCGTGTATTGTCGAGCCACGGCGGCAAGCCAAGGAAAAGTTTGCTCTTGACTGGCGTTGACGATAAACTCGCGCAAATCGAAGTTGTTTGAAGAGGCGGTAGTCTTGATGTCGGTGATAAACTCACAATTTGAGATGACGTGGCTACGACTCTTGGCAGGGGCATTGCGCGTTGTGTGCACAATGTCGTTCATAATATAATCCCCAAATCCAGTGAACCTGGCCAACCCACGCCCTAATGCGGCGCCTGCCCGCTCGAAAGAGCCCTGAGGGATCTTTTTCGCCACCTGAGTAGCAACGATGCCCTTCAACGCCTTCGTCATAGCAGTCAGTCCATAGACCCCATTGCCCTTAAACTTGGGTTTCTTGCCCATCCCCCTCACCTTGGGGTCAGCACGGGTGTTGCTCTTCTTCTGTTGTTTCGTTTTCTTAGTCATAATAATTAAATCAATAAGTCAGTTAAATATAAAAACCTAGCTCCCTCCCACCTCCCGCTAGGTGTGCGGGGTCATGCCCGCCATAATGATGAAGAAGAAAAAGAACATTAGCCGACGCCGGCGCGGGGCGCGGCATCAAGGCGCTTGAAAAGGGCGGAACCCCATGGGAGGCCACCGACATCGATCTCCTTGCCCAAGTCAGTGGCAACGACAACGGACCAAGAAGGCATGTCCACCTCGTGTTCGCCACTGAGTGCGGCATGGGCCCATAGGCGCAGCTCGTCGACGAGCGATTGATAGGAAACACCGTAACGCTCCGCAAAGAATGCGCTAGGGCTCTCGACGTGCCCGACCGCCTCGGACAACATCCGGTACCTGCCGCCAACGGCGTCCACCACGTAACTGGGGAGCGAATCCCACGGATATATCGTGTTCAACGTGGTGATGATCGCGCAAATCTCGGGGAAGGGTTTCAAATCATAGACGGCGGCCTGCAACTTGGCGGCGGCAATGAGCGCTGGTGGATAGCCGGGATTGGACACGAAGGGAAGCTTGCCCATGACTTTCCCGGGCTTCAATATAAAAGTGTCCCCAGCGACGACGCAAGAGCAAAAATCGCCGTGCGGGTCATAAATGACGCCTTGCTTGGCCGCAACTTCGAACGCCAGCCCCAACGCTTGGGCGGCTGCCTCCCAATCTTCACAACCCAATACGCTAATAAGAGCGGCGGCCATCTTGCCACAATTGCCAGGGAGGGTGTCAGGGTCACCGGAAGAGACTGTGCCCTCAATGGTGCCAACAATCTGTTGGTAACCCTTATTGTACACGACGCGCCTCCTGGTTAGCCTCCGAAGGATATTGACCATAACGGGTGGCATACCCAGTTGCTGGTAATGCCTGAACTTCGGCTCCAGCATGTGCATCTTCATGTGGGCGTCCCACCGTGTGCCGTCGACGAACCAAAGGATGCCATAGCGGCGGAAAAAAGCATCATCGCCGCAAATGACTATATAAATGGGGCAATCCAAATGTTCCGTGAGTGCGACGTGGAAAAGCTCGCTCTTGGTCATGCCGTAAGCAAAGCGGAGTCGCCAGCCATCCTGCCCATCGCCGCCTCCCAATCCCCGTTGTAACATGGAGCCGTAAGCATGGAACCACGGGCCGAAAAGTGCCTGCAACGTGTCGTGCATGGTCATGATGGTGCGCGGATCCTTCCCGGCAATGCCATGCTCCTGGTCGACGTACGTGAAATTCAGTTCGTGTTTTAGGAAGCATTGTCTGTTGAATAAACGATTCTTGCCACCAAACGCCTTGGGGTCAAAAAGCCTGACCCCCCAAACGTCCAGCAACTCCTTTGCATCGTTGTACAGCCTCCTTTTGCCAGGTGGAAACCGGGCCACGAATTCTTCCCATGGAGTTGGCTCAACATGGTCACACCGAGACGTCATCATTCCCCAAGCGTATGCATACCGATCGATGGCGGCGGCGGTGGGCTCCGGGGTGGGACGGGCAACGCGGGCGACAAAAGAGTGAAGTGCATTCTGGGGTCCCTTGGCGAAAGACGAAAAGAATGCGTGCCCGACGGTTGGGAGTGATTGATACACCTGATTGCCATCGACGTTGTCTAGCTTGGACCAGCGCAAAATTCTCGCCGTGTGGTGCATCGCGACGGGCAACCTCTTCCAAAACTGCGCATACCGGCCCATTGGGTCGCTGAAGAAATTTGGACGCCATGGCCGGCGCTCGGAGACCACCCTGCGGAACATGTAGCACGCCCCGATAGCGGCGAGTCCGAAGAGCGGCCAAATAGGCAGCACTCGCTCGACTGGGGAGGCCACCAACGCCGCGTCACAACGGCTGACCGGGCCGAACTCGCGCCAAAAATCCCGGGCGGCCGCACGCGCCCCCGCGATGATCCGGGCGCTAATGGGCTCCGGCGGCGGTGGATTGAAGCGAAGATATAACCGCGCCGCATGCATGCCCACGAATGAGCCAACCCGCCGCAAAGAGGCCGCCATGGTCTCAACACCCGAGGTAGAGGCGCTGGCAACCTCTCCGCCGAACGCCCGGAGGTGACGATCGAACCCTGTCGTAAACGCACAAGACAAGGTGTACGCCCTGGTGGTCACGAAATATGTCAGAGCACCGCCAACCACGAGCCGCGCGTGCCACGGCATTGGCGAGCCGTGAGCAACCTGATACCAGTCGACACCGACGGCGTAAGGGTCCCAGAAACCCCACCACCGCCAGCGCAAATAACCGGTTGCCGCATCGGTCAACAGCTGGCTACGAGCGCTAGAATGCGCCATCAGCGATGCTGCAGTCTCCGGGGCCAGTGTATACGCACAATAATCGCTCCAAACCGTGAGATCACTAGCGGTCACGTCTGGATCCCGCCCCTGCCGGAACATCGACATGGTGCTGCGTCGGACCACGGAAAGAGAACTGCCGGACATATAATTGCGAGAAATATTGAGGTACGTCTCGCGTGATACGACGGCCTCGTCCCAGACGCCACCGTTGCGCACAAACAACGTGCACACGTGGGGTCCTATAACTGCCTCATACAGCCGGGCGCCGTCGGCCGCAGAAACCCGTCTTTTTGGCAACTCGCCCCTCACCCCCGGTCCTGGCCCGAAGAGATACAGCGTGGCCATCTCTGGGTGGACTTTACCGTCGACCCTGGTGACGAACTTGCGCAGCAACCGCAAACCATTTGCCTTGATGATGTCCGAGGGCTCTCTGACCATGCGGGCCCAACCGTCTCCGTCATAAGATTGCACCATGAGGCCCGTCGCGGTCATGACGTGTTTGTACGCAAGGTCTCCATCTTGTCGCCCGTTGAGAAACCCAGCCGTGATATAGAAGGACCCCTGTGGAAGGAGAAAGGGCGAGCCAGCGTCAACCTCCGGAAAAATGGCGGGCAGCGTATAACCGCCGGCTGCGGCTCGGTCGACGTCAGAGCGCAAAATAACACTCTGTGCGTAAGCGTCGCCCAAACATTGTGCGGCGACCGCATCCACGTCGAAACAGAGGTCGTCCGCTGAGAGCTGCTCCAATGCCTCGACGTAGGCGTGCGGCCAGTCGAGTCCGGGTGGGAGTGTGTTGCCGTTCAGCGAGTGCATGAGCCGATTGCGCTCACGACGATCCATCAACGCAAATTGCGTCGGAACTTCCGAAGGTTTGAAACCCCAACCCCTGCTGGCCACCACGTCGACGGCGCCGTCTATCTCCTCCAATCCGGTACGGAAGTGCATGCAGTTGAATATCTCGACATTGTGGCAACTGCTTGGAAAAACTTCCGAACGTTCGATGCGGTCCCTGTAGGCGCGCACGACCCGATGGTCGACATCTGGGACCAAATCCACAGACGGCCGGGTGGCCAGGCACCAGTGCGCGATCTGCTCCGGCGTGGCGTCGGGCGGGGGCCCCTTCGCTCGTCCCCTGGCACCAGAATGGGCCGCCCCGGATGGAGATCTCTTCTTGTCGGACTTCTTGAAAAAGGAGACTCCGACATATTTGGGCCCGCACGACAGAGGTCCGTCGGCTGGACCATAGGCCTCCAGCAGCAAAATGACCTGCCCGGCATTTGATGCACCCACCAAGGCAGCAGCCACACTGACAACATCAGAACCGTCCAACTCGTCCAACGGTTTGAAATAGTTGTCGTCGGCTATGTTGCCATTCAACGCGTGCATGAGGCGATTGCGGTCGTGCGAGCTGACAGCAAAATTGCTGACGACCCAGTCGAACACCTCGAGCCCGTTGAAATATAGGAGACCGTATGTGCCGGATGCGTGTTTCCAGACCGAAACCACTCCGCGAATCCGCACGGTTGAGTCATTGGCGCGGACGTTGCAAGAGACCCAATCGCGCCCACGTCTGGATAGCGGTGAAATGCGGATGCCGTATCTAGCCACTCGTGAATCCGTGAATAGGACGGTATGTGGCCACCGAACCACATAACTCAACGCGTCAAAAAGGTCCCCAACAATGTGCGGGGCTCCCTGAAAAAAGGCGCGTGGTTGGACGTGGAATACGGTGTGCCTGCGTGCGGCGACGGGCGCTCCAACAGCGCCGGCGTCGTTGTGTGTATTTTCCGAATGTTCATCGCTGGAGGAGGGGGGGGGGTGGCCTACCCCCCCAAAGCTGTTCGAGCATATAAGCGTGCTCGGCCCCACATCGCTTAATCTGGTCGCGGCAATTGCGCAAGCCGACTGGTCCTCCGCCACCGTCGCGCCGACCTCCTCCCAATGGCAAGACTGGACTAGTCCTGCCGCGTTGTTCGAGCTCCGACCGCTAGGCGAAGAATTCACTTGCCTGTTGGTCCATGGCGGGCTCGTCCCCACATCGCCATTGATACTCGGCCCAGAGGGCGTAGTATCGAACGTAAGCATCGTCTTCCTGATCGATGCATTACCGGGTCTGTTGCCTCGTGTCACGCAGCTTCTGCTGCGAATAGACTGGACTCCAAGACTGGCTCCACCCCATTCGATGCCAAGGCCGTGGCCCATTCGTGCGACATCTGGTTGAGCTGTAGGTATGAAATCCGACGCGAGGAGATTAGTGACAGCTTGCGCC